GGCGCTGCGCGATCTGGAGCGCGCGCGCCGTGCCAAAGACCCTGCTGCCGGTGCGATGGCGGCCGCGTCTTTGATTCCTTTCGGAAAGGCTCTTCCATCAAGCCGAGCTCCGGTTAGCATGATGGCCGAGCAAGCGCCTAAAAAGCCAATGACATTGGCGCAGGCCTTTAGAGTGTCGCCTCAGTCTCTGCATTCAGAAAAATTGAACAAAATGAGCGCCGAAGATCTTGAATCATTGGCTGATGACCTGTATGAAGAGATACAGTCAGTCTCTGATGACGTAAGAGGCTACGGGCCAAATTACGCAGTCCAAGAACCAGCCGGATATTTGTTTGAGTATCTGCAAAACAACGCAGGAAAATTTACCGGAGACTGGAACAGCATCGTGCGTGATTTTTTGGAGACTCATGTTGACAAGAATCCGCAGCGAGTTGGGCAGGCCTTGCGCGCTGCGGGAAGAAGCGTGGCCCAGTACAAGTTCAATGAGCCTGATGCTGTCAAAGTGGCGGCAGAGGCTATGGCTAAAAAGTAGAGGTTATTATGCCTAGCAAGTCCGCCAAGCAAGCCCGCCTCATGGCAGCCGCCGCGCACTCCAAGGAGTTCGCCAAGAAGGTGGGCGTGCCGATGAAGGTCGCCAAGGAGTTCAACAAGGCCGACAAGGGCGGCAAGCTCTTGAAGCGCGCCATGAAGAACCGCCCCAAGACCGGGCTGCTGGCTTGAGCGAGCGCAACAACCCGTACATCGACGCCGGCAAGGGGGTGCAGGCCAAGGAGCTGCTCGAGAACCCCATCATGGCCGAGGCCTTCGCCGAGCTCGAGCGCCGGTACATGGAAGCGTGGCGGCAGAGTAAGCCCGCCGACCAAGAGGAGCGCGAGCGTCTGTGGCTCGCGGTTGGCATCCTGGCCGAGATCCAGCGCCACCTGCGGGTGGTAATCGACAACGGCGCCATCGCCAACCGAGACATCGACAAAATCTCTGGTAGACGGTGACAATGGACTCATGAGCACTACCGGCACGGGTACACCCCCGGGAAACGTACAGTCCACGCAAGATGTCTTCGAGCAGATGCTCGCCGCCGACGAAGGCGAAAACGAGCAGCCCGAAACGGAAGGCGTGGCGGAAGATGAGCCTGAGTTAGCGGCAAGCGAGTCCGCCGACGAGGGCGAGCAGACCGAAGGCGAGGAGGATGCCGAAGAGGCGCCCCAGCCGGGCCAGACATTCCGCGTCAAGGTTGACGGGGAAGAAGTCGACGTCCCGCTGGATGAGCTGCTGAAGGGTTACTCCCGCACCGCGGATTACACGCGCAAGACGCAGGCGATCGCCGAGGCCCGGAAACAGGCACAGCAAGAGTCTGCCCTGGCGCGGGAAGAGCGGCAACGGTATGCGCAGACCTTGGCAGCCCTGGAGGGCACGCTCAAGTCGCTGCAACCGCCCGAGGTTGACTGGGAGAGGCTCTACACAGAGAACCCGGTCGAGTGGGTGAGACAGCGCGAGCTAGTGCGGTCCAGGCAAGAGCAGGCGGCGTGGGTGCAGACCCAGAAGCAGGCTCTGGTGGAGCAGCAGCAGGCTGAAGAGAGAGCGGAGGCCGAGAAGACCCTCGAGTCCGAACGCAGCAAGCTCTTGGAGGCCATGCCAGAGTGGCGCGACGCCGACAAGGCGCGCGCCGAGAAGGCGAAGATCGTCGAATATGCCACCGAAAGACTCGGCTTTACGGTCGAGGAGATTTCGGACATCTACGACGCCCGGGCCGTCCTGGCGCTGCGCAAGGCGATGATGTTTGACCAGCTGATGAGCAAACGCGATCAGATGCGTCCGCAGATCATCCAGAAGGCCAAGCCCATGAGGGCCGGGGCCGCCTCCACGCCGCAGTCGTCCAAGGTCGTCGCATCGAAGGCCGCTTTTTCAAGACTCGCAAATAGTGGCAGCACGCGCGACGCGGCTGTCGTGTTTGAACAATTCTTGGAGTAACTTCTAATGTCCCAGACCAGCAATACGTTTGATACCTTCAACGCAAAAGGTATCCGTGAGTCCCTCTCGAATGTGATCTACAACATCTCGCCGGAAGAGACGCCGTTCATGTCGAACGTCGGCCGCGAGAACGTGAAGAACACCTACTTCGAGTGGCAGACCGATTCGCTCGCCGCCGCCAGCACCACGAATGCGCAGGTGGAAGGCGACGACATCACGACCTTCGACTCGACCGCCGCGACCGTCCGCCTCGGCAACTACACCCAGATCAGCAACAAGACGCTGCTCATCTCGGGCACCCTCGAGTCGGTGGACAAGGCCGGCCGTCGCTCGGAGTTGGCCTACCAGCTCGCCAAGCGCTCGGCCGAGATCAAGCGCGACATGGAGAGCATCATCCTCACCAACCAGGCGGCCGCGGCCGGCTCGGCTGGCGTGAGCACGGCGCTGCGCAAGACGGGCTCGCTGTTGGCCTTCCTCAAGACCAACACCGACAAGGGCTCGGGCGGAGCCGATCCGGTGTACACCTCGTCCCCGACGGCGACCCGCACCGACGCGACCGCCGCCAACCTGCGCACCTTCACGGAGGCCATCCTCAAGTCGGTCATCCAGAAGGTCTGGGCGTCCGGCGGCACCCCGAAGGTGCTGATGGTTGGCCCGGTCAACAAGGCGCGCGTGTCGGGCTTTGCCGGCATCGCGGAGATCCGCCGCGAGGTGACGGGCAACCGCCAGGCGACCATCATCGGCGCGGCCGATGTCTACGTTTCCGACTTCGGCAGCGTGAACGTGGTCCCGAACCGGTTCCAACGTGAGCGTGACGCCTTCGTGCTCGACCCTGAGTACGCGGCCGTTTCGTTCCTGCGCCCGTTCAGCACGGTGCAGCTCGCCAAGACGGGCGACGCCGAGAAGCGGATGCTGGTGGTCGAGTGGGGCCTCAAGGTCAACACCGAGGCCGCGCACGGCCTCGCGGCTGACCTCACCACGACCTAATCGGGTGATGTAAACTCGGGGGCGCCGGTAATTGTGCCGGCGCCCTTTGAGTTGAGGTAAACATGCAATCTTCGGGCAAGAAGCTTTTTGACTTTGACCCGACGACAGGCACCACGAAGTGGTGGCACTACGACGCCGACTCTGACGAGGCGACCATCGAGACGGTCTTCGAGGTCGGCGACTTGGTGGAGCAGAACAAGGCCCAGTATGCCGCGACCGACGAGAGGACGCGCTGGGGCGAGTGGAGCAAGGTGGCGTCGATTCCGATGCCGTTGTTCTACCGGCTGAAGAAGGACGGGATCATCGACGACCCTAGCGCGATGAAGCGCTGGCTCAACGACCCCGACAACAGATTTTTCAGAACACGGCCGGGGCGCGTATGAGCCGCTCGGTCGCGATTCTGGTCCCGGCAAGGGACACGGTGATGACCTCGTTCGCCTATGACCTAGCGCGCGCGATGTCGTTCCACACCGCGACAACAGACGACCGTGTGCTGCTTTACACCTCGCACGGGACTCTGATCGCCTCTCAAAGAATGGAGCTTGCGCGGCAGGCTCTGGAGGAGAAGGCGGACTATCTCCTCTGGCTTGACTCAGACATGCGGTTCCCGAGGGAGACCATCGGGCACCTCATCCTGCGCGACAAGCCGATCGTGGCCGCGAATTATGCGACGCGCCGTATGCCGGTCAAGCCGGTGGCGATGATGGACAACAACGGCGAGATCGGGCGGGTGTATACCGCGCCGGACTCTGAGGGGCTCCAGCCGGTGGATTACATCGGCATGGGGGTGATGATGGTGAAGCGCGAGGTGTTCGAGAAGGTGGAGGCGCCGTGGTTTGCGATCCCCTACTCCACCATCGGGAATCACTACATCGGCGAGGACGTGTTTTTCTGCCGCAAGGCGCGCGAGGCGGGCTACGAGGTACTCGTAGACCATGACCTCTCGCACCAGGTGCGGCACATCGGGACCTTCGAGTATTCACACGAGGGCGCTTGGGCGATGAAGGAACAGGTGGATGGCTCTAACATCATACAGCGCGCTTAAGGCGAGCATCGCCGACTGGCTGAACCGGGACGACCTGACGTCGGTGATCCCCGACTTCATCTCATTGACGGAGGCGCAACTCGAGCGCCGGCTGCCGACGCAGAAGATGGTCAAGCGCGTGGATATTACTATTAGCGCGCAGTTCACCACGCTCCCGTCTGACTTTCTGTCTGCAAAGTCGCTGGTGCTGACCTCGACGGCGCCCGTGCAGCAGCTCGTGTTCTTGACCGAGGACGAGCTTGACGCGAAGAAGACCGTCTACCGCACGACCGGCAAGCCGCAATATTTTGCGCTGATTGCAGACCAAGTCGAGACGCTGCCGCCGCCCGACACTAGCTACACCGCAGAGCTGACATATGTGGCAACTCTTGCCAAGCTCTCGGATTCCAACGCATCGAATTGGATCTTGGAGCGGCACCCTGATGTGTACCTCTACGGGTCGCTGCTGCAGGCGGCCCCGTACCTGCGCGACGACGAGCGCGTCGCCCTCTGGACCCCGCTTTACGCGCAGGCCATCGAGGACATGATTCTGCAGAACGAGCGCGCGGCATTCAGCCAAGGGCGCATTTCCATGACAGTCAAGCCGACGCGGGTGATCCCGTAGTTTAGCGCTGCCGGCAAAGACTAAAAAATTCACACAGAGAATCCGGCCTATTTAGGGGCCGCCTGAGGGTAGCAAGCATGGCTG